ACCTATTGTCAAGAATGGGGTTTGACTGTTGATGACGATGTTGTCGATAGGGTTATACTAGATTTAAGAAAAAAAGCCTATCCATCATGGGAAGACCAGTTAGATTATATTTATCATAATAGCGTTGATGATTGGAAAACGAATATCATTACGCCTATTAAAGAAAAATATCCAAAGAGGTAATTAAAACATCTTTCGGAGGTTTTTAATGCAACTTTCAAAACATTTTCAATTAAAAGAATTTACCAAGAGTCAAATTGCGGCTAGGAATGGAATTAACAACACTCCTCATAGCGGAGATGTTAAGAATTTAGAAAACCTATGCTATGAAATTTTAGAACCAGTACGAGCCAAGTTTGATGAAAAACCAGTTATAATTAATAGTGGTTTTAGATGTTTAGAAGTTAATCGTTTGCTGGGTAGTTCTGACTCCTCTCAACATACCAAAGGCCAAGCTTGTGATTTTGAAATCGCTGGAGTGCCTAATATTAAAGTCGCTTACTGGGTACAAGCCAATGTGGACTTTGACCAACTTATTTTAGAATTTTGGAATCCTGAAAGTGGAGATGGTAATATTGGTTGGATTCATGTTTCTTATAATGAAAAAGGATCTAATAGAAAACAAGTTTTGACTTTTGATGGCAAGAAATATACAAATGGATTACCAGATATGAAATGGCATAAAGGAGAAGTAGTGGAATAATGACCACGCAAACAGAAAACAGAGAAGCAATTATTAGAATTGAGGGGAAGATTAAACTTCTTCAAAAAGATATTAGTGTGCTTCGTGATAACCACATAAACCATTTAGCTTGTCGAGTAGGAAGAATGGAAAAAGTTATGTGGAGTGTTTGTTTGATTGCTATTTCTCATTTGGTGTTCGCAGTCTTGCAATAATTCAACTCATAACATATACACTATATAGTATATGTTTAAATCAATTTTAGTAATATCCGATCTTCACATACCTTACCATCACAAAGATAGTTTCAAATTTTTAAAAGCAATCAAGAAAGAATTTAAACCTGACTTTATTTTAAACATTGGAGATCTATTAGATTTCCACGCAATCAATCTTCATACCCACGATCCTGATTTATATTCTGCCGGACATGAATTAAGCGAGTCTATTAAACACATTAAAGAACTTGAATCTATTTTTCCTAAAATGGTTGAGGTCGAATCTAATCACTCCAGCTTGGTTTATCGAAGAGCATTAAAATATGGAATGAGTAGATCGTTCTTAAAAGACTATGGAGAATTTTTAGGAACAAAGAAATGGAAGTGGGTTGATGATTTAACTATTCAAATGAGCAATGGACAAAAGTGTTTCTTTACACATGGAAGAAGTGCTGATGTTTTAAAAGTATCTCAAACAATGGGTATGTCCGCAGTACAAGGGCATTACCATACAAAATTTGTTATCAATTATTGGGCTAATCCTGATAATTTGTTTTTTGCTATGAACGTAGGATGCTTGGCGGCACAAAAGCACATGGCCTTTGCTTATGCCAAAAATTTTAGAACACGATTTATTATGGGTTCTGCTGTGATTTTAAATGGTATTCCACGATTACTTCCTATGGTATTAAATAAGCATGGCAATTGGATTGGAGATATAGTATGAACAAAAGTGGTACTTTAATGGAACAAAGAGGCGATTCTAGAGCCATTGAAGAACAAAGTGGGGGTAGCCATTACCTTAAACTTAAAATACAGCCCATTGAATATATTACAGCTAATAAGCTTAATTTTATTGATGGCAATATTGTAAAGTATGCAACAAGAGAAAAAGAGGGCGAAACAGATCAGGAACGATATGATAAGATTATTCATTATGCCAAGCTGGGAAAGGAATTAAAATAATGTGGTTTAATTTAGCTGGAATGGCTTTAAAAGCTGGTGCTAAAATCTATTCAAATAGACAACGAACCAAAGTGGCTATGTCAGATGCACAATTATTGCATGCAGAACGTATGGCCAAAGGCGAGGAGTCTTATCAAGGAAAACTTTTAGAAGCTAGACAATCTGACTGGAAAGATGAATTCGTTTTAGTTATATTATCTGCTCCGATCATTGTTTTAATGTGGGCAGTCATAAGTGATGATCCAGAAGCAATGACTAAAGTAAAATTATTCTTTGAGTATTTCTCGCAATTACCGACTTGGTTCACTTCACTTTGGATTTTAGTCGTCGGGAGTATTTTTGGTATTAAAGGAACTCAAATCTGGAGAAATGGTAAGAAGTAATGTTAGGATTAGATTTTTTTAAAAAGAAAGAAAAGAAAACAACGATTAAGCAATCTCCTATTGATGCTGTGGTTACTAATTTAGATGTTGCTTTACGAAGTGATTTTAGTCCTGATGGTCATTTTTGTTCATTTACTTTTATTGATGAACGACCCTCTTTCCCTAGAGTTAAAAGAACTTTAAAACAACTAGGTACTCATGACGGAGTGTATGTTGTTAATCATAAATATTCCTACCAAGAGATTACAGATACTACTGATCTCTCTGGGCTAGAAATTCTTAAGCACTAAATAACAAAACCCCATCAGAACGCACATCAAGCTTAAACCAAACAAAAACATAAAAACTCTACCTAGTTCTTTTCGGTTTTCCATCTTTTCGTACTTTCCTTTATCGTTAATATATAAATATGTCATTTCTCCTTTTTTTAATACCACAAGGGCAAATATAATTATGTTTAACCTTTCTATCATATCGCCCTCATGGATTCCGAAAGGCCGCTAGGTCGATACGGAATTCTGTTATCCTCCTTGCTTATTAGCAAGTTTCGTTTGGATATTTAATTCTGTTTGTCGCATACTTGAATATCTTTCTAAATTAAAATAGTGCATTTTAGCTTTAAGCTTTGCACTTACCGCTTTGGCATATTGATTGACAAACTCTTTATATTGAGGATTGTTCCTCGCTTTGTTGTCAGCTTTCTTATCAGTTAGCTTTTCAACACTATTGGTTTGTTCTTGATTAATAAGATTCCCAAGTATGGCTTTCTTACCCTCTTCTAAAATGATTTCTTTTTCTTCACATTCAGCCCACTTGTTACTTGCTTCTTCCATGACTTGATATGCTTTACCGGCATTAAGTTCATCGAGTTTTAAGATTGGCATTTGTTTTCTCCTTATGGATAGTTTAACATTTCTTTAGATTCTTTTGTAAGATCGTCAATTTTACGATACAGTTCGCCAACAAGTTTTTGATGAGATTGCTCAACTTCGATAAGTTTTTTATTTTCAAGATATAGAAGTTGAGTTTCCTCATTTTTTAAATCAAGTGCTTTCTTGACTCTCTCCAACTCGTTTTTTAACCAAGCGGTTTGATCGGTCATAATTAGAAAGGAATCGGATCATCAAATTCCCCCTCATCTTCTTTTACACCAACCTGGCTTGTTTGTATAGGTTGCGATTGTGGTTGTGCTTGTACAGGCGGAACTTGTATCTTTTTCATTCCATCTATAACACCTGATTTGAATGGTTTAGCCATATAAATACAAACTTCTTGCTCTGTTTTTTTACCATATTTTTCTTCTTTGGTTTCTTGTATTCTACTGCCCCATTTCAACATATAACCTTTTTGTGCATAAGCTTGGACTTCAGGTGTGTTATACCAAGTATTTACCTCTGATAATCCATAAAGTTTCTTTGTTAAACTACACATTAGTTTAGCTTTAGTAGATGATGCAGAATATTCAAAACTAGGTGCTATCTTTCCTGTTTCGTATAACTTTAATTGCAGCCCACAAAAGGGCATAGCATATTTATTTTCCATTTTTTTTACTCCTTATTTGATTATACTCGATTGATCGTTTTTTAAAATCTTCCTCAACTCTATTCAAATACTTACAAGCTTTAAACGCTTTTAAATATTTAGGACTCATTTTAAAATATCTTAAACTTACATCTTTTGCTGGTTCTTTAGGAACAGCTAAAACAGCTATATAATCTATTTTATGTTCTGATGAATCCTCGCATAGTTTTTTGTAAGTTTCTAATTGAATTGGCATATCAAAATAAAAGTCTTTTGATGTTTTAATATCCAATATTCCCTTTTTACCTTTCCATTTAGGATGTGTAACCAAAAGGTCTAGTGTTCCACAAACATCAAGGTCAGGACTGTACATTGATTTCTCCACCGCAATAACCTGAAATCCTGAACGATCCCAATATGCTTTGAACTTTTTAAACATTGTTTTCAAAGGTTCAGTTTCAGGAGTTATAACTGTTTTTTTAGTGATATAATCCTCTGCCAATTTATGCAGATTTGTACCGATGGTTCTTGCTTCTTCTTTAATGTTTTTAGTTTTTGCTTTTAAGTCGTCAATAAATTGCTGTGCGAAGTCTATGGCTTTACCATCTACTTTAAATTTATAGTTTAAAGCTTCATAGACGCAGTTTTCTGACCACCACATTAAAGCACCTTTACCTGATCGTTCTCCAATTAAAGAAGTAACTCCCTTTTTGGGTTCTCCATTAACCTTATATCTATATCTCCCACCTCTAGGATTAAACTCAATAAGGTTTCCATTCTTATCTTTAGCTTTAATAATCATCATCCTCTCCCATTTGTTAATGTTAAACGATTCTTAAATGATTCAAAGAACCATAAAAAATCGGTGTTAGTTACTTCGCAAAACTTATACAACTTGACTGTTTTCATTCCATTTGTACCTTTTTCGTATTTCTGTACTTGCTGGAACGTAACGTTTATCACTCGTGCCACTTTCGTTTGTGTCCAGCCCATGTCGAGTCGTCTTTGACGTAAGCGAAGTCCTAGAATTGTATTAAATATCTTTTCATTATCTTTTTCTGAATAATTACTAAATCTATTCAACATTACTTCTACTTGCCTAGCACATTCTCTAGGTGTTGTTAGTATTCTTGCTTTTTCCATAAAAATACCACTCTCCTTTCTCTTGTTTTGTTAAATTGTTAAATAATCTACCCCAACATTTACGACAGAAAAATGCCTCTGTCATTCCTGTCATCCCAAACCAAGCAAGTGTTTTATGTTCTTTGACACAGTTGGAGCAAGTCATGGTTAGAATTTTTTTAGTTAAGGACACTATGACCCCTATGACTCAAGCATTTTCTATAAATTGATTCGTGTTTGGTTTCAGCTTTAGGACTCTCTATCCAAAAAATAATATTACTTAAAAAAGAACTATTTTCTTTGGCAATCATTTTACAATGCTGGAGATCGTTTGTTATTTCTTCTGCTTTGCTTTCGTTAAAAGTACCGCTTCTTCCTGAAGTGTCCATGATAGGTGTATAAGATGTACAAGCGGAAAGTAGAGTGCATACGACCCCTATCATCCTTAACATTTTTTTCATAATTACCTCTCTTTTATTTAATTACCGGCTTTCAATACCATCTCTTGTTC